CCTTCTGGGTATGGGAGTCCAGACGGAGCTGACACATACGTGCCCAGGCATAGAGGGTGCCGGTCCAGATCCACTCGGTCATGGTGTTCTGAGGGAGGACCATACGGGCCTGCTCAGGGCAGACACCGGCCTTCAGCATGAACTTGTAGGTGTCGAGAGCATCAGCCGTGAGTACTTTGGCTGGGTCAGTTAGGAAGGCGATCTCAGTGTCTGAGCTGCCCTGCTTCACATTATCTGCCCGTGCTCGCCACTCGGTGGGAATGTAGAACTCAGGCTCATTGTCCACGTAGCGGCGAGACACTTCATTCCAAGAGAATCCTACGGTGTGCTTGACCAACTGTCGAGCTACAAAGATGGGAGCCTTAACACGGAAGGTCACTGAGCAATGTGCGAAGGGGGACCAGTGGTTGTGCTGAGCGAGATACTTGATGAGGCCACGGTCTGTCCGGTGATCGAACTCCTCGTGCTCCTTGTCGAAGCTAACTCGGGCAGCGTTAACCACAGTGAGGTCGCTCCCCATGTGGTCCATGTATTCGACAGCAATGTCAGTGATGTTCATTTCATTCCTTGTGAGGCTTATAGATTGTGTTCAATGTTTCAAAGCTACCATCATCAAATTTCTTGACGATAGAACTGGTACGCACCTTGTCGTCACCCCACACGTAGTGGTTCACGGCACGGACGTGGGCAACCTCGTGGCCTGGGAACATCTCAGTGTCGAACCGAGGGTCACCAATAAAAAAGACTTCTGGTTTATCCATTAGAGTTCCAAGTGAGGTGGGTTTTGAATTGACTGAAAGTATTTGAGGAGCTTGGGGTTATCCATGATAACGCCCATCATACCTGAGGCCATGCGGCGAACCACAGTTTCCTCGTCAGCACCGCCCATGCCGATACTCATGCAGTACCAGACAGCGTGGAAGATCTCGTGCAGCAGTGTGTCAGCTTCCTCGATAGGGTGCTGGCCATCCTGGACGATGATGATGCACTGGCTGTTGTTACACAGACCAAGGTTCTCGGTGCCCAACAGTGAGCCATCTTCATAGATGATCCCGTAGTTACGGCCCATGATCCTGACTGCATTCGGTCGCAGCTTTTCATGTTTCATAAATAACCTTCTTCACGAAGGAGGCCCAGGCCCTCTTCCGTTATTCGCCAGATACGCCCGAATGTGTGGGGGGCTTCTTTTGTTGTGATCATCCCCAGGCTGGCCAGAGCGGCAATCTCCTGGTCGAACTCACGGGCGATGTTCGATTGCAGAGAGACACCCTGACGGTATGCCGTGAGGAGGATCGTGTTGAATGACTTGCGGTTCATCAGTGTGTGTCTGCCCAGTGTTTGCCGATCTTGGATTCACCGGCAGTGGGGCAGCGGAATTTAAAATGCTCTCCCGCAAGGGCCACACAGTCGGTTGCAATTTGTGCAACCTGCTGGGCAATCTCAGGGGTACGGCAGGCAATCTGGACTTCATCGTGGGACCATGCACAGTTGGCATAGTCACCATCCCATCCATGTTTCAGTCCGGCAGCTTGGAGTTTCTCTTCGAGAATCACCAGCCACTTCTTACACACCAACGCACCGGCACCTTGAAGCAAGGTGTTCAGTGCAGCATGTGAACTTCTAACATGTATCTTTCGTCCATCAAGCCCTGTGAGATAGCCTCGTTTTGCAGCATCTCGTACAGCTTCGACCAATCGTCCGAGGGCAGGCAGTGAGCGTAGAAACTTGGACTTGAGGCGCTTACCATGGGCAGCATTTCCACCAACAATGGACCCGATCTTCTCGTCCCCAGCACCATACAAGAAGGCGTAGATGAACGTCTTCGCTTGGTTCCTGGTCTCCAGGCCAGCAGCCTTTTGATTCTCTGTATGAATGTCTCCATTCAGAAGAACCTCAGCGTACTTGCCACCATCCCACCGAGCCATGAAGTGTGCGAGACACCGAAGTTCAAGACCACTTGCGTCTGCCCCAACGAGACTCCAACCATTAGGAACAGTAAAGAGTTCGCGACACTCAGGACCATAAGGGGAACCAGAGGAAGGCACTTGTGAGATGTTGGGATAGGAGTGGGTTGCACGTCCTGTGACGGCACCGTTGGGGTTGATTGAACCATGGATCTTTCCATTCTTTTCGCACTTCATCCATGCCTGCCCACCCTCATTGAGTTGAGAGATGCGCTTCTGCACGAGGAGGTACTCGGTGAGTTGTTTGCAGGGGGGGTAGCTGAGTTTCCCCAGCACCACTTCATCCACCTGAGGCTTGCCGCCATCGGTGAACACGTCAGGTTTCCACCCGTAGAGATTGATGAGTCGATCAGCGATGTGATCACGAGATGATGGATTGAAGTCCACCGTCTTGCTCTTCTTCACAGTCACACCCTTGGTGTAACCGAGCTTCGCGTTGTTGACCTTAGGTGTGAAGTCGGGGAGCTGTACCTCCCAGGAGCCAAAGTACTCCTTGAGTTCCCTCTCCAGCTCCCCCCTTCGTTGGACCAGTTTGGCCAACAGGACAGCAGCCTTCGGCATATCGAAGCAGAAGCCGTTGCGTTCCTGTTTGGCCATGAGCCAGGCAACCTGGTGCTCTAGGTCCAAAGCCTCTTGTGCGTATTCCTTGCTGAGGATCTTCGCGTAAAGGGTTGCGGTGACCTCTACGTCCTGGACGCAGTAGTCGAGCATCTCCTGTGAGAAGGTCTCCCAGCCACCTGAGTAGTCACCCTTGTAGTTGCCGAGGCGGTGACCCCAAGCAGCCAATGAGTGAGACCCATAGAGCTTGCCAGGTAGCTTGCCCTCTTTGAGGAGTCGGTTGTCCTGGTCCTTGATGTTGGCCCAGACAAGTCGCGTGGCAACTAGGGTATCGAAGACCTTGCTCTCATCCACGGTGAACCATGGGTAGAGCTTCTTGATGACGGGGATGTCGTACTTGATCACGTTGTGACCAGAGATCACGTCCTTGGTATTCATCAGCAGCTCTAAGCCTGGACCTAAAGGCTGATCACAACCAACAGGACCGAAGGTCACTGCCTTCCCTGTCTCGGTGCTTCTGATAACCAAGCAATGAATCTTTGAAACTTCGTCTAGTAATCCGTCAGTTTCCAAATCAAATAGTAGTGCCACGCTGTCCCTTTCGACTAGCTGTTTTTGAAATTACTTCTTCAGGACGTAGCGAGCGTAACGCTGGCCGGTCACTGGGTGCTTCTTGTGCTGGGTCTCAATGTTATGACCCATGGCCTTCAGCTCGCTGATACGTTTGGTCAAAGACTGGATGGAGTAATCCACCAAGGCTTCACGCTGCGAAATGCTTTTGGCTTTCTTGAAATGCGAGAGGAGAATCTGATTCTGTGTCATATTGGTTTTCACTTTGGAATGTATTCGGGTGGAACAACGTAGAGGGGGAATCCAAACAACGTATCGTGTGATGCAAAGCGAATCTTCGAGTATCGCTGATAGGGGCTATCTAGTTCGATGGTTTGGAACTTCGCATCGCTAGGCATGGATGACGGGCTAAGGCCCAAATCGGGACGGGCCTGATAGCGAACGTCATCATATTCTTGAGGTGTCACAAGGATGTAGTCCACCTTGCGGTGGCTCATCTCTGCATCACGAATGCGCTTGTAGATCTCATCAAGGATGCTTGGCTTTAGAACAACTTTCATTAGAACTCCGAGTTAGTTTCGTCTTTGAATGTTGCGACTTCAGTTGTCTCTGAGAGACGGCCAGTGTCGCGGTCGTAACGGAGATACCCTGCTTCACCTGTCTCACCGGAGAACCGGTTCTTCAGGACACGCAGAGTAGTCACGTTGGGGTCTTCACCTTGTTGGTTGCGCTCCAAGCCAATAACCATGTCACTGAGCTGTGCAATCGAGTGCGAACCACGGAGCTGAGACAGTGATGTCTTGGCCCCTTCCTCATGCCCCTTGCCATCCGAAGGACGCTTCAGGTGTGACACGAGGAACAACCCCACACCGGTCTCTTCGACCAGAGTGCGGAGCATCGTCATAGCGTTGTCGATCAAGCGTCTTTCGTCACCATCACCGAGACCGCTAACCACAATACTAAGGTGATCGAGCACAACCCACTGGCACCCACAACCCTTAGCCATAAAGCGGACTCGGGAAATGAGATTGTCAATGTCGCTAGAGCCAAAGTGGTTGTAGAGATATAGGTTACCAGAGCCGACAGTGCTGTCGTATGCTGCTCGTAGTTCGTCATCGAGAACATCTTCGCTGCTTAGGTGGAGAGGTTTGTTGAGTTCAATACCCATGAGGCCCAGAGCGGTACGCTTAGGGTTCTCTTCAAGCATGATCATACCAACGGTTTCACCTGCCTTGAGCAGGTGGTGTGCGATCTCACGAACGATGGCTGACTTGCCAACGCCAGAGCCAGCAGTGAGAGTCACCAGCTCACCCTTACGAGCACCACGAGTGATGCTGTTAAGTTTCTCCCATGGGTATGGGATTGAGGCGATGACTTCCTTGCTGGAGACTTCTTCCCACAGGTCAGTGCCTGCGAGGATGCCGTCAGGCCGGTAGGCCTTGGCGTTCCACATGGCAGAGACGATGGCCTCAGGTTGTCCCTTCTGTAGACACTCATTGGCGTCCTTGAAGGGCAACGATGCGATCTTCGCCTTGCCTGACTCGAAGAGCTGCACACATTCGGCAGCAGCTTCCTTGCCTGGGTCATCCATGTCGAACATGAAGATGACTTCCTCAAACTGGTTGAGGTACTCCAGGTTCTTTTGGACTGACTTCTTGGCACCCTTAGAGCCGGTCGGGATGGACACGACAGGCCACTTGTTGCCTTGCACTTGAGAGACTGTAAGACAGTCGATCTCACCTTCAGTGACAACGATCTTCTTCCCTGAGTTCCACAGGTTTGCACCGAAGAGCTGCGCCGATGAGAGATCTCCTAGGACATAGAAGTTCTTGTCGGCACCACGGATCTTCTGGGCTACCATAGCTCCAGTGGCATCGAAGTATGGGGCAATCTGGACTGTCTTTCCTGCGTGTTCGCCTACCTGGTAGTTGAACTTTCGACAGGTGTCCTCCCTGATACCTCGCTTGATGAGGTCCTGGTGTGTACCTTGAATCAAACCTGCTGCTTTCTTCTTGGCTGGTGCTTCTGAACATGATCCGTCACCCTTGACGTGAGTGTTACATGCGAAACAGAACTGGTGGCCGTCCGAGTAAAGAGAGTTGGCATCGGACGAGCCGCAGTTTTCGCAAGGTGTGTGTCTGAGAAATGTACTTTCGTCCTTATCCATATATCTTTCGGTTAGGTATCCAATTGTGCAACCTTAAGCCACTCAGCAACGCTGAATGACGGGCAAGCCTTAGCGACATTCGGGAAGTCCCGATGTCCTTGGATCTTTGCCTTGGGGTATTTCGTTTTGAGTGTGGTGAGCAGCACCTTCAACGCAGCGAATTGCTCTGGCGTGAAGTTGTTGACTGCCTTCTTGATGTCGTTGGCGTCAACGCCACCCACCATGCAGATGCCCACTGAGTTGTGGTTCCAGTTCTCGACATGTGCGCCGATGGTTTCCAGCTCACGGCCCTCTTCCACTGTGCCATCACGCTTGATGACAAAGTGATAGCCGATGCACTTCCAACCCTTGGCTCGATGCCACTTGTCGATGTCTGCTGCACCAATGTTTTGCTTGGGTCCAGTTGCCGAGCAATGCACGGCTATGTAATCCGTACTGGTACGGACCTTAGTGTTAGCTTTATAGACCATTTGGTTTTTCTTTCAGCCACGCATCAGGAATGTCCTTGTCTGCGTAGAGGAAGTTGTTCTTCTGACACCAATCGGCGTAAGTGGTTTTGCTCCGCTTGCTGATCTTCGTCTTGGAATTGCTGAATACGAATCGGATGTCGTACTCAGGATGTTGTTTCTGGACGAGCAAATGTTTCTGTCGGTCCTCAGTGAGGAAGCGACCTTTGCTCTCGATGATAATGCCGTTCTCTAGCTTGAAGTCTGGAGTGTACTTCGCGGGTTTCTCTGGTTTCACATAAGGGATAACCAGTTCCTCAAACAAAAACCCCACCCCTTTCGAGGTGAGGCTCTGTGCGATTGACTCTTCCAGACCAGATCGGAACCCATACTTGAGTGCGACCTGGTTTGTGCTGAGTGGCTTAGAAGTCCTTGTCGGACGTTTCTTCTTCACTAAAGCCATTTTGTTCAGCGGGGGATTCTTCCGCTTCGTAACCCTCTTCTTCTCCGAACCCGTATGAGCCGGAGTTACCACCACCACCAGACACCAAGTCGATGATCTGTGCGGCCTTCAAGCGCAGCTTCAAGCCTGCAGCGCCGGTGCCTGGAATGAAGTAGCCCGATGTCTCGAAGGCTACCTTACCCACTGTGCCGCCCCAGACGCTTACGTCCTTCAGTGGCTTGCCCTTGGCATCAAAGACAGCAGGCTTGCGTTCCCACTTCTTGCCGTCCTTCTTGCTGATACCGGAGGCCATCATGGTGAACTTGAAGATCACGTTGCCGGTGGGTTCTTCAGTGTCCTGGTCGTATTCAACAGCGAACAGGTCGTTCTCTTTGAGACCACCCAGCTTCTTGCGCTGCTCGACCTTGAGTTCTTTGAATTTTTCCTGGCCCTCGGAGATAGCAGCATCATAGAGGGGCTGTAGCTTCTCGATCAGGGGCTGGGCTTCAGCCTCTGAGAGGATCAGTTGAACCTTGTATTCACCTGCAGGCTTGGGGAACTGGTCGTTACCGAAGTCAGGCTTGGTCAATGCGGGGTAGCGGAAGGTGCCCTTGGGAGTCACAAATTGTGGGGCAGATGTTTTCTTAGTCATAGAGTCCTTAGTTCAAATAGCCTTCGTAGGCTTCTTTCATTTCAGCAATGATCTGGTTGCGTTCAGCGATGGAGTTGGCAGTGCGGAAAGTGCCGTCTGGAAAAACGATGCGGTACATAAAATTCCTTAGTCGAGATTGAGATTTTCAGTAGCCGAGATGAAACTCTCGACATCAGCACCAACATCCTCAACGTCCAGGCGGAAGCCCATCGCTGCGAGGAAGGTGTAGTATTGGTAGGCCAAAGCCATCCAACTGCAGTCACGATCAAAGTGCTGCTTCATGATTACTTCACCGCCGGTTTCGTCACGGCAGATCATGGTGATCGTCTTGGTAGACATGTGATTCCTTTTGAATGTTGGTATTCCAATTGTGCAACCATTGCCAATTGGCATGTGTTCAAGCAAAGCAATAGCGTGAGTCGACCACGGCAGAGAGATCCAAAGATCCCTTCGCAGGCAACGGTGCGAGCTTCTCAAGGTTCTTGGCCGAGAGTTGCTGCACGATCTCGTCACGGAAAGATTCCAGGACTTCGATCTCTTGGTACATCTCGCAGAAGGCTTCACGCACCGTGTGGTAGAGCTTCTCGACATCACCCGCAGTGGTCCCGAAAGAGTCGTGGATCATTGCGAAGTTGTCGATGCCTGCCTGCTTGGCTCGCACCACAGTCAGCATCATGTGCGCTGCGTCACACGAGTGGACGAAGTTAGGGGCGATACCTGAGGACTGCTTGCGGCGGTCCAGGTTGTCCTTCTCTGCGTACATCGTGAGGTACACGAGGCGACCGTTGATGGCGGTCTTGACCTTGCGCTTCTCCAGGTCGGCATAGGCCTGCATCACGGGGAAACCCACAGGTGTGGTCCAGCGAACCGGCAGCTCTTCGGATGCAGCCAGAGAAGCGGCACCTTGGAGCCAGCGCATGGCCTCACCGGCTTTCACCAGCACCTTGTTCACCGACACCCAGATGGCCTTGGCCATGTACTGTGCGCCAGCATAGCCATCACCCTGGAAGGGGAAGTCTTTGCCTGACTGCTTGGCTGGGCGGATGATGTCCTCCATGAGCTGCTCCTTGAAGCCATACTCCTTGGAGCCATAGGCCAGCGTCATGACGGACCGCTTGGTCACCTTGCGGGTGATGCCAAAGGTCAACCACTGCTGGGCGATGGTCTTGGTGCCCTCCTTCACATAGGCCACACCTTCATCCGTGTGCTTGAGTTCGTCCTCTGTCCCGTGATGGAGGTCATGATTGACCTGCTCCAAAACTTGGTTGGCCACGAGCTGATAAACATCTTGAGGTAGATCCGCAGGGGCCAGATTGACCGCCCGTCCTCCGACCTCGTCTCTAAGCATTGCACTGAAATGCTGGATGCCAGAGCATGAACCGTCCATAGCCACGGGCAACTTTGATACGAACGCCTCGCCATGCTCAGCGAAACCAGCCCACTCGAAACAGAAGGCGAGGAACTGCCACGGTTTATCGATCTCGACTTCCCCAATCGTTCCACACCATCCTCGAAATCCGTAAGGATCTCTCGCAATTGCAATGATTTCATCTTCATTATCCATTACCCAGTTAACACGGTCTTCAAAGCTGGCCTTGTCATAGCCTGCCACGTTGGCACCGTGGATTGCCAACCACTTCCACCCCTCGCTACCCAATGGCTTACCGTTCGCGAAGCGAAGCAAAGCCTTCTGAAAGTCAGACCCCTGAGGATTCAGGTGGGGGACAGCGTAGATGCGGCCACGGAAATCGAGCTGGTACGGGAAGTAGATCTTGCGGAACTTCTCGTAGCGGCGAGCGATGCCCAGGCCCATGTTGAACCCAATGCGGTGCCCAAGGATGGACAGGTTCTGCATGTGGATTTTCGCGGCATCAATGCGGTACTGCTTCTTGGCATCCTCATTGGTGTCGATGTCGTGAGGCTTGACCGGCAGCGGCAGGCCATCACGGGGTGGCAGGCCAGCGATCTCGGAACCTGAGTCCCACAGGGTGGTCATCACCTCGAAGACCTGGCTGTTGATCTGCCAGGCTGTCTGCTGCAGGGCGTTGACCGCCTCGTAGACAATCGGCATGTCGGTGTGCTTCAGCTCGTCCATGTACGCACGGTTCTTGGACTTGACCATGCGGATGGGCTTGATGTTGGAGCTGATGTACCCACCGTTGAACGGGGTGGTCCAGTCACGGGGACGGACAACCATGGGTTCGTACACCGGACGCAGGAACTGGGTGACCTCGTTCTTGGTTTCGATCCACTCAAGGGTCTCAGGCAGGGCCTTCACGTACTTGATCGACTGGTCCTTATCCACCTTCTGGTGGGTGATCTCGACCAGGCCGACACACTGGATGCAGATGTCGAGCATCTTGATGCCCACGTGTAGGCGGTCGGTGCGGACCCAACGCTTCCATCCATCCTCCAGGCGGTCAGCCTGACGGACAGCGTAGATGTGACGGTAGTGGCCTGAGGTGCGCTTCTTGGCCCCGATCAGGATCTTCTCGTACTGCTTGCGCTCGATCTCACGGATCTTGGAGAAGCGCAGCTCGTCCTCGATGGCTGTGCCAATGGCCACACCCACGAATTGCAGGGTGCGGAGGCTGGAGATGCCAGACATGACCGCCTTGAGGGTCAGGAAGGCCAGCATGTGGTTGTCCACGTCCTTGACCTTGGGGTAGGTCGCAGAGAAGCGAGCGGCGGCTCCGGTCGAGCTGCTCTCCTTCCACTCACCAATGGCCTGGGCCAGCTTGGCGATGCGGTGGGACAGGATGGTGGTGCCATAGGCGGTGGACTCCTCGCGGCCCATTTGGATGGCCTTGGAGACATCGCGAAGGTAACGCTCAGCACCCCGTTGGGTCATGCCCTCTTCGAGAGCGAGCTGAACGGACATCAAGTCCTCTTCAAGATTAACGTGTTGCATTCCAGTAGTTCCTCTTTAGTGGTAACTCATTGAGTAATATATCTAAGTAGACCATTAAGTAAGATTCTTAGGTTTCACCTTAAGTTTCTCCCTTTAGTCTATCCAATTGTGCAACCTAAGCGGTCACGGTTTGTTCCAAACCATTGTCAGTGGTCAAGAATTTGGCACAGAAAATCTGGCACATGTTGGCACACACTCACCGTGTGGAAATAGTATGTCTCTGGGAAATTGATTCCACATGACAATAGTTGTGGTCAAACGAAAGAGAACCCCATGGTTTACAAGGGGTTCTCTTAAGCATCTTCAGTGAAAGGTTGGTGCGGTCAAGAGGACTCGAACCTCCACCCCTGTTACAGGACTAGCACCTCAAGCTCTGAGTGTCGTTTAAAAACAACGACTTAGCCTGACACAATCACTGAAGATGGCACTCATTTGTCACAG